TTTTAAGCAATCACAGGATCCAGAATATCTGGAACCAATTAGAGAAGAATTAGATGCTCTTAACCAGGCAAGAGAATACTCGAAGACCTGTTCATTAAGAGAGACTGCCCAATGGCTACATAGAAAAACAGGAAGATACATATCACATGTCGGACTCAGAAAAAGACTCGCAAGAAATAGCACCACCGAAACCAAAGAAGATAGTTCAGCAGAAAGCCAAGAAGTCAGTAAAACAGATACTAGCTCGCACTCGTAAGAAGGTAGCTAAAGCAGAACAGACTCTACGTTCTGCAAAACAGTCAGCGGAAAATACCAAGAAGAGACTGTTAACTATAGACAAGGCTCTTACTGGTAAAGAGACGCAACTTCTTACAGAAGACATAATCGAGAGTGCACCTAAGAATGTACAAGAGCATGTACAAAACCAAGAAGTTATCTTTAAACCTAATTCAGGTCCACAGACACAATTTCTTGCATCCTCTGAGAGAGAGGTGTTTTACGGTGGAGCACGAGGTGGTGGTAAATCATATGCGATGCTAGTCGATCCACTTCGCTATTGTACATACGCAAATCATAGAGCACTCCTAGTGAGGAGGACTATGCCTGAGTTGAGAGACTTGATTCAAAAGTCTCAGCTATTATACTCAAAGGCATTTCCTAGTGCAAAATGGAGAGAACAAGAAAAAGAGTGGCGATTCCCATCAGGGGCAAAGATCGAGTTTGGTTACGCAGAGAATATGACAGACGTATTACGTTACCAGGGTCAGTCTTACACATGGATAGGAATAGACGAACTTCCACAATATCCTTCGCCAGATATATATAATTTTCTAAGATCTTCTTTAAGATCGGTTGATAAAGATATACCTGTTTATATGAGAGCTACAGGTAATCCAGGAAACGTTGGTTCACAATGGGTGAAAGAAATGTTCGTAGATCCCTCAGAACCAAATACAGCTTTTGATGTAGGGATAGATACACCCAACGGAAAGAAGTATATAACTAGAAGATTTATTCCAGCTAAGTTGCAGGATAATCCTTATCTGATGCAGACTGATGATTACTATATCATGCTTGCATCTTTACCTGAAGCACAGCGTAAACAGTTTTTAGATGGAGATTGGGATGCATACGAAAACTCAGCTTTTCCAGAATTTAGTAAAACAACCCATGTGGTTGAACCTTTTGAGATACCTAGAAGCTGGTATAAGTTTCGTGCTGCTGACTGGGGTTATTCTTCTCCTGCTTGTGTGCTATGGTTCGCTGTGGATTATAATAATAATATCTGGATTTATAGAGAACTTTATACTAAAAAAGTTACAGCAGATAATTTTGCACGTCAAGTCGTAGACTTAGAAAAAGGTGAGTATATTCATTACGGAGTATTAGACTCTAGTACTTGGGCAAGAAGAGGTGATGTAGGTCCTAGTATTGCAGAGACAATGATACAAAATGGATGTAGATGGAGACCATCAGATAGATCTCCTAAAAGTAGAATTAGTGGTAAATTAGAAATACACAAAAGATTAAAAGTTAATGATTCAGAAGAACCAGGTATTAGAATATTTAAAACCTGTAGAAATTTAATTAGGACTTTAGGATCTTTACCAACAGATGATAAGAATCCTGAAGATGTAGATACTAACGCAGAGGATCACGCATACGATGCATTACGTTATGGTTGTATGAGTAGACCTACCCATCCTAAATATGCAGAAAGATTTAGAACATCTTTTACAGATGATACATATAGGATGGCTGATAATAAATTTGGGTACTAACATGAACAGAGTTACAAGACAGATGCTATCTCATATCTCGACTATTAACAAAGACATAGTAGAAAAAATGCTATCAAAGTTATGTAGAAGAGAAGTTAATATAGGTGCAACTGGTACACAAAAATATAGATTAAAAAAAGGACCTAACAGAGGTAAGGTATTAAATGCCTCTAAATAAAAAAGGTAAAAAAATTAAAACATCCATGACTAAAAGATATGGCAAGAAAAAAGGTGAAGCCATATTTTATGCTATGGAAAATTCTGGTAAGTTAAAAGGTGTCAAAAAGAAAAGTTCCAGAAATAAATAAAAAAATTTTTCCGTATGACCTAGTTATTGCATACTGGGAAGATATTGTTGGATCATGTGAATGGTCTGATATTTCAGATATAAAAAAATCTAAGACAGCAGTATGTTGTAGCTTTGGTTGGTTAGTAGAACAAAATCAAAAGACAACTGTTATCATGGCAGATTTTATATTTGAAGATTCTGGTACAATAAAACAAGGCGGTGGGCATACAGTAATACCTACTAAGAATATAATTAAAATTAAAAAAATAAAAATTTAATAGGAGAAATCAATGGAAGCAAAATTTGATCCAAAGGCTAAAGTTAAACAAGGTCAGTTTAGTGATGCACCTGATGGCAAACAGCCAAACAGGGAACATACTAATATTGATTTTGAAAAACATGCACCTAGAAAATATCAGGAGTTTGAATACGATCAAACTGTAACAAGCAAACCTGGTGCCGAGCATGTTCAAGATTCATTGTTTACTATGGCTGACGAAAAAGACTATTAATGAGTCTTGGACCCAAAAGCAATTTTATACCTGTCATTTATGCAGGAACTAAAAAGAAAAAGAAGAAAACCCAAAGGAGAAAACATGGACATAAAAAAAAGATACAAGGAAGGCGAACTAGCACCTGATGCACCTAAGAAACCAAATGAACCTATGGAGTTCAGTGGAGGATACAGTGGACCTAAATTAGGACCAGATGTAGAAGGTAAAGCTAAGAAAGCTGGAAACAAAGTAGATCCAGCAATCTTTAGAATGGCTGAAGAAAGAGATTACTAGTTTAGATGGAAGAAGAAAATAAAAAAGAAAATGGCGGATACGAATCCGAAGGAAGTCCTTTAATTGGATTAATCCGAGAGAGATTTCAACAAGCTGAAACATCTAAAGTCTATGATGAAAAAAGATGGTTAAAGGCTTACAGAAACTATAGAGGATTATATGGTCCAGAAATGGCTTTCCGTGAAAATGAAAAGTCTAGAGTATTTGTTAAAATAACAAAGACTAAAGTACTTGCCTCATTCGGTCAGATTATTGAAGTTTTATTTTCTCAAGGTAAATTTCCTTTAGGAGTTTCTCCAACATCAGTACCAGAAGATATTGCTAGCAAAGCACATTTAAATCCTAAACAACCACAGCAACCTGAACAACCAAGAGATCCATATGGATTTAATGGTGATGGTGCAAATATACCACCAGGTGCAACTGTTAATGATTTAATGAAAAATCTAAATATGGAATATGAAAATTTAGGTTTTGAAGATGGCCCATCATATACAGGTGGCCCACAGATAGAGCCAGCAAAAATGGCTGCTGAAGCAATGGAAAAAATATTACATGATCAGTTAGAAGAAAGTAAAGCTATTACAATTCTAAGACATGTATTTTTTGAAATGGCATTATTAGGTACAGGTATTTTAAAAGGACCATTTACAGATATAAAAGAATATCATTCATTTGATACATCAGAAGATGATGAAGGTAATATTGCTAATGTACATGTTACAAAAGTAAAAAGTGTACCAAGTATAGAAGCTGTATCATGTTGGGATTTTTATCCAGATCCAAATGCTACAAACATTCATGATTGTGATTATGTAATTCAAAGACATTCTTACAATAAACAACAGTTTGAAGATCTTGCAGAAAAACCTATGTTTAATGCAGAAGCTGTTAAAAGATGTTTAGAGATGGGTCCTAACTATCAAACGAGAGGATTTGAATCTTCATTATATGATAGAGAAAATATTTCAACTATATATAAAAACAGATTTGAAGTTTTAGAATATTGGGGAATGATAGATAGACAAACTGCAGATGAATGTGGTTTAGTTTATGAAGCTACAGGTGATGTAGTATCAGTCAATGTTTGGATATGTGGTAATGAAGTTTTAAGAATGGTAGAGAATCCATTCACTCCAACTAGATTACCATATTTAGTTTGTCCATATGAATTAAATCCATATCAATTCTTTGGTGTAGGTATACCAGAGAATATGGAAGACTCTCAAATGGTTATGAACGGTCATGCAAGAATGGCTATTGATAACTTAGCACTTGCAGGTAATTTAGTATTTGATGTTGATGAAACAATGCTAGTACCTGGTCAAGATATGAAAGTATTTCCTGGTAAAATATTTAGAAGACAGAGTGGTCAGACAGGACAGGCAGTACATGGAGTTAAGTTTCCTAATACTGCATATGAGAATTTACAGATGTTTGATAAGTTTAGACAGTTAGCCGATGAGGCAACTGGCATACCATCATATTCACATGGTGCAACTGGAGTGCAGTCTACAACTAGAACTGCATCTGGTATGTCTATGTTGATGGGTGCTGCAGCATTAAGTATTAAAACAGTTATTAAGAATATAGATGACTATCTATTAAAGCCCCTAGGACAATCATTGTTTTATTGGAATATGCAATTCAATGATGATGCTCCACATATAAAAGGTGATCTTGAGATTAAAGCTCAAGGAACTTCTTCTCTAATGCAGAAAGAAGTTAGATCTCAAAGATTAATGACATTCATGCAAACTGCATCTAACCCTGCACTTGCACCGTTTGTTAAATGGCATACTTGTTTAAGAGAGATTGCTAAATCTTTAGATATTGATCCTGAACAATTAATCAATGATCCAGAGAAAGCTGCGATCTATGCACAAATAATGGGGATGGTAAATGGAAC